GAAGTAAAATTAGTTTACGAAACTGTTGCTGATAACGTAGGCACTAAGAAAGAAACTACCATTAAAGAACACAAAGGTAGTGCTTCTAAAGCTACAGGTGTAACAGCTAAAAAACCTGAAGTAATATCTGAAGTTTCTAGTGCAGTACAAAGAATGCAAAAATTAGCTGGTATAATTAAATAATTTTTTAAATAATAAAAATGGAAATTAACTCATTATTAGAAAGTTCCAACAATTCTTGGAAAAACATGCAAGCTGACCAATTAAAGCTTGCTGAAAAATGGGCTGCTTCTGGACTTTTAGAAGGTTTGGATGAAAGACGTTCTGGTCACATGGCTATGATGTTAGAAAACCAAGCAAAACAAATCGTTGCTGAAGCAAACTCAACTAACGTTAGTGGTGCAACTTTCACTGCAGGTGAAGGTGAGCAGTGGGCTGGTGTAGCTTTACCTCTTGTAAGAAAGGTATTCGCACAAATCTCTGCTCAAGACTTCGTATCAGTACAACCTATGAACTTACCTTCTGGGCTTGTATTCTATCTAGACTTCAAGTATGGAGACACTAGAAACGGAAGAACTGATGGTGAAAACATGTACGGTAACGTAACAGCTGCTGGTACTAAAATGACTAAAGATGCTGATGTATCTGGAGGTCTTTACGGTGCTGGTCAGTTTGGATATACAATTAACTCTGCTTCTAAAGCATTTACTAGTGTAGGAACAGGATCAGTAGCTTTAGCTGATGCTAACTACAACACTGTTGATCAAGTAGCTCTTAAGAAAGTTACTACTACTTTTAGTTCTAATGATAACATTGACGCTTTAGGTGCAAGAGCATTTAGATTATTATCTGCTTCTGTAGATATTACTACTAACCCTGAATTAACTTCAGTTTCTGGTAACGCTGTATCGTTCTTAATTAACACAGGTTCTTACGATGTTAATGATAGTGACGACTATACTGTAATTTACCACAAACAACCAGTTGATAATGACAGAGGTGACTTCGAAGCTGATTCTGACAGAGCTGTTGACACTTCAATCTCTATTCCAGAGATCGACGTAAAACTTGCTTCTGAAGCTATTGTTGCTAAAACAAGAAAATTAAAAGCACAATGGACTCCAGAATTTGCTCAAGATCTTAACGCATATCACTCAATCGATGCTGAAGCTGAATTAACTTCACTTTTAAGTGAATATATTTCAATGGAAATCGATCTAGAGATTCTAGATATGCTTATCCTTGATGCAAGAACAACTGAAAGATGGTCTGCAGAAAACAACAAAGTATGGAACGGATCTGCATGGTCTACTTCTACTTCTGATTTCTACAACACACAAGGTCAGTGGTTCCAAACACTAGGTACTAAAGTACAAAAAGTATCTAACAAGATTCACCAGAAAACATTAAGAGGTGGTGCAAACTTCCTAGTATGTTCTCCAACTGTAGCTACAATCTTAGAATCTATTCCAGGATATGCAGCTGCTACAAACGGTGATCAAGATCAATTTGCAATGGGCGTACAAAAAGTAGGTGCATTAAACAACAGATTCCAGGTTTACAAAAACCCTTATATGACTGAGAATACAATTCTATTAGGATATAGAGGTTCACAATTCCTAGAAGCTGGTGCAGTTTATGCTCCTTACGTACCATTAATGATGACTCCTCTAGTATACGATCCAGAAACCTTCACTCCTAGAAAAGGTTTAATGACTCGTTACGCTAAGAAGATGATTAGACCAGAATTCTATGCAAAAATCTTCGTAACTGACCTAGCTCAGATCTAAGATTAGACATAAGAATTTATACAAAGAGAGGCCTTCGGGCCTCTTTTTTTTTGCCCTATTTATAAGTAAACTAGTTTAAATGGCTGACATTTCAATTTGGGGAGGTAGTTCTACTTTTTCTTCAGGACAAACTCCCTTTGGATTTTATGACACAGATTCCGCATTCCAAACTGATGCTGATAAAGTAGCAAAATTTTGTGCTACAAGACTTGGTTATCCGTTAATGGATGTAGAATTAAACAGTGGTTCTTTTTACGCATGTTTTGAAGAAGCTGTAACTACATACGGTAACGAGGTATTCAAATATAAAATAACAGAAAACTACCTTAATATGGAAGGTTCCTCTACGGGTAGTTCTGTAAACAATCAATTAATAGATCCTACATTAAACCGTATTATACAAATCGCTAAACACTATGGCACAGAAGCAGAAGTTGGTGGGAATGTAACTAAGTATACAGGTTCTATTGCTATAACTTCTTCTCAACAAGTATACGACTTAGATGCATGGGCTACAAATGAAGGTATAACAGGTAGTATTGAAGTAAGAAAAGTATTTTACGAAGCACCTCCAGCTATTCAAAGGTATTTTGACCCATATGCCGGTACCGGTACAGGAGTACAGTCATTAATGTCAGCTTTTGACTTTGGATCTTTTAGTCCTGGTGTAAACTTTATGTTAATGCCTATATCTTATGATGTGGCTTTAATGCAAGCAATTGAATTTAACGATCAAATAAGAAAATCAGCCTATAGTTTTGAAATAGTTAATAACCAACTAAGAGTATTTCCAGTTCCTAAAACATCTGGTAGTTTATTTTTTGAGTATTATAAAGAAGAAGATAAATCTAAGTTAAATTACGATAGTAGTGTACATAAAATAACTAATGTAGCTGAAGTACCTTACAGTAACCCTAAGTATCAACATATTAATAGCGTAGGACGTCAATGGATTTACAGATATTCACTTGCTTTAGCAAAAGAAATGTTAGCATACGTAAGAGGAAAGTATGGAACAGTGCCAATCCCAGGTTCTGAAGCCACTCTTAATCAAGCTGACCTGTTAACTGACGCTAGAGCTGAAAGATCTTCTCTTTTAGATAGTTTAAGAGAAATGTTAGAATCAACATCTAGAGGAGCACAGTTAGAAGCACAAGCAAAAGAAGCAGAAGACGTGCAAAACACGTTAAAATCAGTTCCAATGACTATATACGTAGGTTAATGAAGTTAATTCCTTTAATTTTAGAGCTAGATTATAAGACTTACGAAGCTATGGTGCAGGTTAAGTTTGGATCTGACGGTATTGCCGGGTATGATGATGCTTTACGTGCATTACCCGGGGTAACTACAGTGACTAAAGCTTCTGAAAGTGAAGAAACAGGGATGGCTACTTATAAAGTAAAGATAATAAGTCAAAAAGATGCTATTGAAGCATTTAATGCTTTTAAAGACAATGCTAAAAGTAAATATAGTAATGTTATTGCTATAAAAGTAGGAGAACAAACAATAGAAGAGAAGTAATGTTATTTGGTACAAGAAGAGATATTAACTTAATGACTAAAATTAGTCGTGAACTCATCAAAGACGTTGTTGAGCAAGAAGTCTTATATCACAAACTAAGTTTAGAAGATACAGACGTTAATTTATATGGTGAAGCTCTTCAGAAGTCATTTTGGAATGCTGTTAAGCTCAATTGTTTAATAACTAGAGGTGACCAAGTAATAGATATACAGGAGTTTGGACCAGATTTAGGTAGAGAAGCATCATTTGCTTTTATAAGACGTGATCTATCTGATGTTTCTATAGTTCCAGAGGTAGGAGATATAGTAGAATGGCATAATGACTATTATGAAGTAGATACAGTTAGAGAGAACCAGTTATTCTTTGGTAGAGATAACTCATATAACCTTGCTACCTATGGAAGTGGTTACGGTGAGTCTATTTCTATTATAGTTGACTGTCATTTAACTAGAGCCGATAGAGTAGGATTAACAGAAGTAGTATATAGATAAGAATGGCTGGAAATAAACCAATACCGCAGTACGAAATACAGACAGATTTAGATAATAGAGCTCTACAGGTGTCTAGAGACAACGATACTGTTCAAGTTGCACTAGTTGGAGTAAAAGATATAGATGAAGCCATCTTTTATTACTTTAATAACGTACTAAAACCTCAAGTATCTCAGAACGGCAAAGTAATTAACGTACCTTTGGTATATGCTTCACCAGAAAGATGGGCAGCTATGCAGAAAGACGGGTATTACCGTGATAAAAATGGTAAAATGCAAGCTCCTCTTATAACATTTAGAAGAGCATCAATAGAAAAGAATAGAAACCTAGGTAATAAGCTAGATGGTAACAATCCTCATAACTTTGGAATGTTTACTAAAACTTATTCACGTAAAAATGCATATGATCGTTTTGGTATTTTAAATAATAGAATACCAGATCAAGAAATTTATGCTGTTGCAATACCTGATTACGTTAATATAGTGTACGATTGTGTTGTATTCACCGATTATATGGAACAAAACAACAAAATAGTAGAAGGAATTAATTTTGCTTCTGATTCTTACTGGGGGGACTATAATAAATTTAAATTTAGAGCTATGATTAACACCTATAATACCTCAACTGAGTTAGTACAAGGTAATGATCGTATAGTTAGAACAGAATTCAATATAAATTTACTTGGATATATAATAACAGATGCAATTAATGCTGTAGAATTTAACACTAAAAAGATGTATAGTAAATCTAGTGTTACAATTACTAATGAAACTACAAAGAAAAGCTAAAAGGCTATGATATTTATAAACAAGAAAAGGTTGTCTTAATAAAAATATATAAAAAAAGTAGAGTTAAATGACCACTTTTTCATCAGAACTTTCAGGTTCGTTAATATTTAATTCAGGAAGCTCATATGCTTCACTAGAACCCTTTTCCGGTGGTTTAAACATCTCAGGTTCTGAATTATATGTTAATGAAGTATCGTTAACTGCAAGGTTAGCTAATATTGAAGCCGGTAATGTAGGTTCAGCAAGTTTAGGACCACTAAATACGTTTTCTGCTTCAGCATTAGTACGTATAGGCAATCTAGAAAGTTCATCTGCAGATGTAAACACTTTTACAGGTTCTATTACATCATCTGTTAGCACTTTACAATCACAGGTAACATCACTCACATCAGCAACTAGTTCTTACCTATCTTCTACAGGGGACAACATTATATCTTCCTCTACACAAATTAGTGCTTCAGGATATTTAACATCAGAATCAGCAGCAGCTTTAGGATTTGGAGGAGATCCAACACCAGCAGGTACTATCTCATCATCTGCACAAATAACCCAATTTGGATTTTTATCTGGTTCTATTGATGGTACAATTTCTTCTTCTGCTCAAATAGAAAATTTAGGGTTTGTTAGTAATAATTCCACTAGTTCTTTTATTACTACTTCACAAACAAGTTCTTTTATTACTACATCGCAGACTTCTTCAATATCTGTAGCAACTGCATCGTATGTATCTGCTGCTAATATAGACGGAGCTGTAGAAAGCACAGTTTCTTCTTCATATTCAGCGTTTGCACTTACTGCATCTTACGCTATATCGGCATCTCATGAGGTTACTTATGAAATTTCTTCTTCTCATGCAGAACAAGCTGATAGTGCTTCTCATTCGGTTACTTCTTCTTATATAGATCCTAGTTTTATATCAGCTTCTGCAGCAGCAGCAGACTTTAGCTTTGGAGGAACGTTTAACGGTAATAGAATAGTTACCAACCCTTATATGGGTACTATGTTTAGTGCATCATTTAATGCAGGAACAACAGGAAGTGTACAAGAATTTTTAGAAAACATATTTTTTACTAACACTGCACCAGAATTAAGTATAACAGGTAGCCCTTATTTTAATATAACTGAATTTAACGCCTCTGGGTCTCAAGCTTTTTTATTGAGTGCTACTGATACTCAAGGTGATTCTATTACTTTTAATACATCTTCAGCTTATACAGATGATTTTGTTAGGATTTCATCAAATGGTGTTGTTACTTTAAATGTAATTCCAACAGAAGCAGCATTTAACACCGTTAACAGAGGTGATGGAACATTAACTCACCCAGTACAGGTTACTGTAACTGATGCATTTGGTGCTTCTTCTACTAGTACCATATATCTTTACGTTGTAATTAATACCGCTCCTAAGTTTAGA